TGCACCGAGAGATCGCTTCATATATATTCATTTTTCTTGCTGCTTCCGCCATGCCGCCCTCCTAAAACAGTTTATTTATAAGATTCATTGCGTAGGTTGCATCAACCCTTTCCTCACCGGTTTCCTCCATATGCTTCTGAATGGCATCAACCATCATTTTAAAATATGCTGTGTCAACACCCGTCAGCTGATCCTCGAGAACTTTTACGTCCTTCAGATCTAATTCATTCAACTGGAAACACATTTTTACATACTGTCCAGCATTGATGTGATAGCCGCGCTCAAGGTATTTCCGGGTCCGAACAATCGAACATAACGGATATTTTGATCCGATATAGTACAGCTCCTTGTTGATAATGCATTCAAGTGCTTTTTCCGGAAGAAATAATTCGTTGTCCCAAGAGCTCCATGCACATGTGCAGTGTGCAAAATCATAGTTCTTATGAATTTCCTCCACCTCGCCATAGAATCGAATTACAAGCTGCACCTTGTCTGTCAAAGTGATTGCGTTGCTCGTGATAAATCGAGGTCTGTACTTTTCGTTCTCCGTCTCCTGCTCCAAAGCTTCCTCAATCTCCTCTTCCGTGGATGCAAAATTATAGGAAATGTCACTCGTCTTTACTTCATCTTCATCCGCAATGCCCTTAGATGAAACAAAGCAGTCAATTTTTCCCGTTTTATCATCGCACCTTACTGAAACCGGTTTGTCTGGATGCATTTCATTCCATTTTCCGACATAGTATGTCGCTACAGCCAAGCACGCTTCTTTTGTTCTGAAATAAACATCATAGTCGTGAAGTTTTTCACCGGTCAGAAGCGAAACAATCGCACCACCAGTCACAATCACATTGTCTTTTATAATTTTTTTGATGTTTTCATCATCAATATTCAAAATCCAATCACGCAACTTGTTATTCAAGTGCTTTTTGATGTTTTTACCATTCATCTCTATACCCTCCGAAATTTAATACCGTACTCACGCATAGCCGCTTCGAGCTGTGCGATCTGGAACGGATCGGCAACCACTTCATACCGTACGGTTCCCGCCGACGCCGGTGCAGACCGCACCTCTTTTTCTTCCTCCGGCACAACTTCCGGTACAGCCGGTTCTTCATGCACCAAAGCAGCTTTTCTCTGCTCTTCCTCTGCCGCCCTGCGTGCCTCCTCTTCTGCCTTTCTCTACTCTTCCTCTGCCTGTCTCCGCAGGATTTCTTCCTTCTGCTTCTGGTACTGGTTCATGGCTGTAATGGCATCTGACAGTTCCAGCGTTGCCTTGTACTTCGCCAGACCTTTATCCGCAAACTCCGATTCCATCGCCCGGATAGTGTCCAGATCTTTCTCTACGTGCTCCACATGTGCTGTGATGGCTTCTGTGATAGCTTTCTGCGTGGTCGTGGAATTCTCCCATCTGCTATCATAGATGCGATCCAGCGGCAAATACTCCATCACAGTTCCATGCTCCGCCATAATCCCGGTATAGATTTCACAGATCATCGCTTTCTTTGCTTCCACGCGCCTACGCTCAAACTCCTCGATCTGCCCGCTGATAAAGTCGATCGGTTCATCGATCAGCTTGTCCAGTTCCTTGACCTGCGCTTCAAAGTTGGTATACGGTACCATAAAAGTTTTCTTGATCTCGATTCGCCTGTCGTTCATGGCCTTTTTCAGTTTACGCAGGCTTGCCACCGTCCTTTTTGCTTCCGGCTGGGATTCTGCGGTAAACACCATCCCCTTGTACTCCTCCAGTCCTGCCGCAAGGGCTGCCTTGATCTCTTCAAAGTTGGTCTCGATACTTCCGTCTTTCTGCTCTACTAATAAGTTAATTTCCTGCATCTTCTATCTCCTTTTCTTCTCTAAACCGCTCCTCGCGGTCGTATATTGCTGCCAGTTTCTTTCTATGCCGCTGCACTCGTGCCTGCTCCGCTTCGTATTCGTCCCAGTCCGGCGCATCCGGCGCGATCTCAATCATCGATATACTCCCACTCTCCTTTGTCGCCATTGTCACTGATCTTAAGTCTCACTGCTGTCTCTGGAGAAACAGCCAGCACCCCGCTAATGCTCCCGTCATCCGCAATGGTAATAGTGGCAATTCCCGCAACGCCGACCCCTTCCAGTGTTTCCGGCAATTCCCGCAACACATCCACGAGATTGCACATGTCCTTGTTACATAACCTTGCTTTCATTCAAAAAATCCTCCACTTCCAGCTGCGTCCAATCCGTTGCCCGGATCATCCGCTCCATCTTCTCTTCACGCTCCTGCCGCTCTGTCTCCCCGGTAACGCAGTCATCACACATGCCGTTCTGCCCCTCTCCCGGGTCCATCATGCAACCGCAGCACCTACATTGATACTCGTACATTGACATATCCTCCACGTCAGTGTTACAATAAACGCAGAAATACTTATGTATTCCTACGGTAAATAGCACCTGTACTCGCCAAAGTTATCAGGGTGCTATTTTTTTGTCTCATGTTCCAGATACTCCGTTCTTAGGTCGTATACAAACTGACACAGTTTTTCCGCCACTTCATCCGCCATCTCATTTCCCGAAAGATTTCTCACATAACTGGTTCCGCATATATAACATGTGAGCTTGCGGATCATATCCCAAACGCTCCAATAAACATACGTGCCAAAAAGCTTGTACATAATAGATTCCGTATTGCAAGATGCGCTCGTAAACCATTTTGAACGTGGCTTCTTCAAAACTGACTGTGTATCTTCGCGAATGACCGTTCCTTTCATCTTTTCTATAATCTGCTTTTCAACCTCGGAAACAATCTCCTGTTTTTCCTGCTCCGTCACTTTCCCACCTCCTCAAT